TGCACGCAAGTGTGTTTTGTGAATTATTTGATGGAACTAAATAAGGATCACTAGGAGCAACTATCACTGAATTGGCAAGAATTACTGGCGGCGGGAAACTGAAAGTTGACCACACACCGGCATTGGCCAATGCCGCTGCTATCGTTGTGCGAAGTGTTGTCAGTGCCACCGTTGTCATTGCTCATCCAACCATTGAGTTGGGCGAAAGGTATGGCGCGAGTAATCCTCTAATTGATGCCATCAAAGTGTTTGACATTCTAAATGGGCTCATTTGATATCCGTCAACACCCATTGCACCATTTTGGACTGACTGTCGTGATTGCCAAATGTTTGTTGCCAATATAAGTGAGGCCGATCTAATTGCAGCCGTGTTTGCATAAGTTGCCGTCTTATCGTCCGGTCCGGACATTTGACCATATGGCAATACCAAATGCATTGCGGCATCAGCTGCAACATTGGCAAATTGGATGTACTGATACCCCAATGGGTATTGGTAACGCGTTGGCAAAAACAATGGTGAGGCGGTTGTTGTATAGGGCCCAATCGCGGTGATCGTCTTGACTCCGTTATACCCGGAACCACTGCCGGTGATTGTTATCAGCTGACCAGTAACAAATTGACCAGGTGAGGCTATGACAACCGTTGCAACATTTGATGCCGTACCTGTTGCCACAACAGGGGCCGTGTTAAACCAAAGAAAAGAATTGATGATGTCTTGAGCGGTCTGACAACACTCTTCAACGGTTGCGTCAGCATATAGCGTCCCAATTCCCATTGAGTCTCTTAACTCTTGCATTGTCGTGTAAGTCGCGGCCATCATCATCCTTTCTTTGATAAGGCTTACAGGGCCAGGGCCTCCTAGCCCTGTAAGCGGCTTAGGGTTTTATCAGGTGAGGTTGTAACGCTGTAGGCCACCGGAAACAAGTGTCTTTGTCGCAAAGTAACCATAAAGCATTGTGCTGATTTCACCAGTAGCAACAACATTGACTGAAAGTGTCAACTTAGGTGATTCGTAGATTGCAATGCTCATTGGATTAACAATAAATGCAGCGTCATCAATCGTTGTAGCGACCATGTTTTGATCGACCCATAAATCAAGGCCCATCATGTCGCCGCGAAGCCCGCGTGGAGTTGATTGACCATTGGAGTTCATAGGTGAAGCGGCATTAAAAATGCTGCGTCCTGTTGTGTCTAATGCGCCGATAAGTAGTGACCAAACAGATGTGCCTGCAATGAATGCAGTTGCAGTCTCACCGCTTGCTGCATAAACAGCTGGCGCAGCTTGAGCAACATAAGCCTGTAGTCCTGCAATTGTTGCTGCCTGTGTTGATGATTGTGTACCACCTGAAACAATCTCGGCGATAACAGCGGCATCGGATGCCTTAGCGTACGCGCGTAAGCAATTCTCATACATTGCTTGGTAAAAACTTGGATCTGATCTGTCAAGAAGCTCTGTGCTGTAGATCTGTGTGCCGGCCAGTTTGACCACGGTTGCGTTGACATAACTTGAAACAATCTGTGTCGCAGCAGTTGATGCACCTTCAGCGACAGTTCCAATAGTTGCATTAGTTGTAATTTTTGGATGTGAGATTGTCATACCAGATGGTGCAAGTGCGCGTGCTCCACCTAGTGCATCAATAGTTGGGCGTGACATAACGGATGTGTCAATAACGCTTGAAACATATTGCACTGGAGAAAATGCAGGGTTTGTAGTAAACGAATCATTAGCAGCTTCGATTTTCTTTGCTTGTGCATCTGCTGCACGAACATAATCACGAGAACGATCATCACCCATTTGGGCTTTGACTGAATGCTCTAAGTACTGTGCTTGGGTCTTAATTGGTGAGCGAACTTCTCCCACCAAATAACTTGCTGAAATAACTGGGCGAGAGGCTTCCACAACTGGAGCCTCTGCCTCAGGTTCTGGGGCTGTTGTTTCTGGGGCTGTCGTCATGACTGCCTCGCTTTCTGTTGTTGGGTTTGTTGGTACTTGCTCCGCTTCACTTGCGCTTGCGGCCACACTCGTGACGGTTGCATTTTCAAAGGCCGGAGACTCCACAAGGGATACCTCCATCATCCTGGCAGCCGTCACTAGGAGGTAATTGTCTTTGGGTAGTGATGAGATGACCTCAACACCAACGGAAAGCCCCGAGACTAAATCCTCCGCAGCCAAAGTCAGATAATCTGTACCCTTGCTGCTATTAGAAATTTTGAATGAGCCATAGATAAAATCGCCTTGCGTGCTAAAGGATTGAGCACGGCCGATCGGATTATTTGGCTCATGTTGCGCAAGCAACTTAATTTTGGCCGTTGATGGTATCTGAATAGATCCGTGCTCAAACATGACCGCGCCTGCACTTGTTTGGCCGATGGCTCCATACTCCATGACCTTACCTGAGATAATACGCCTCTCAGCATCGGCCGCCTGAATTGGTGTGCTAAATGTTAACTTCATGAGCCATCTCCATTCGGTGATAAATCTTCCATCATTTTTGCCTGATCTAAAGTAATCAATTGCAATTGCAACATTTTTTCAATGACTGCCAAGCGTGCAGTTGCATCAGCTCGCAAGAATGTTTCATCACTTGCAAAGCGCACAACATTGTTTGCATTAGTTATGTCATTCATGCTTAAGCGATCCTCAATGGCACACACATAAGGTGCAAGCGTGTACGCGTAAAATTCTTTTCTGGCGTCCAAGACATTTTGATAGGTCATACTTTTGTTGGCGTCTGCGCTGGCCATGTATGCCGGAACATTCATAAGTCTGCAGATTTCGGTGGAAAAATCTTGTTTGGCTTCCGTGTACATCATTTCTTTGGGCGAAAATGATGTGGTGGAATAATCTAAAGTGGAAGTAAGATAAGCAGTTCCGCGTGAATTTCGAGCGGCCTTCCAACTTGCGAGAATTCCTTGCACTTGCGCTTCAGGCAAATCTGCCCCTGAATTTTTGATGAAGCCACTGGGGATAGGCGTTTGTGCGCTAATAGCACTTGCTTTTTCCAAATCCAAAGCTGCGCGAATAGTTCGTGAACCGGTTGCGAGCACACCAGGTTGCAATGATTGGAAAGTGATCAAACTGCCAATGCCACTTTGCGGCCGTTCTTCATTGTCAACCGTGTAATACTCAACCTCAGTATTTCGCGCATTAAGTTTTGGTGTGACGCGTTCATTGGCGACCCATGCAAAGCGCGCTGGCCTGCCATCATCGCTATAAGTGGCCGTGACTTCCCAGTAACATATTTGATAGAACAATAATGATTGAACCGTGTAGGCGATTGTAACTGATCGTGGTTGGCGAATATCCGGTTGCTCTAACCAGACCGGCATTCCTAATTCTTCACCTGTTGTTTTGTTGTATAACTCAAGTGGAATTCCTGCAATCGTTCCGCAAATCAATTGCCTGCATTTGCTGACCGTCGGAACTTGCATAGCCGAATTTATATCTATGCCAGCGAATTCAAATCCCATTCCATAATCACTCCATGAACCAACACCATAGCCGGAGTTCATTACAGCAGGGTTGTACTGCGCCTCTATTGTTTCAGGCGTATCTTTTACCAAACGCAATGCAGACAAAATACCCATAGTGGGATAATAGCCCTATATCACCCAAATCCGACATTCAGGACATTTGCTATCTGTCGGCGTGTCTATCCTGCAATCACCATTGGAGTTGAAACTGGCTCTTGCATCTTGTGGACAATCATGGCCAGTGCAATCGGGCCAGACACATCTCCAGCTGATGCCCTGCGAATAATTCTCCACGATGCGTCATTGGTTTTGGCTGCACACGCATTCATTTGCTCCGTCAGTGGTAGTTGCCCCGAATGCACCAAACGCTTTGCCACAATTGCATCAAGTAGATCACCTGATGCCTGGTAAAATGCCGTGCCGGATACATCAACCATGCGCTGTGCCGATGCAGTCAAACGAGCCGCAATCGATGCAGTAGCAAAGTGATCAAAGCAAATCATGGTGGGTCTGTATTTATCTGCCCATTCTTTGATTTTGGCAGCAATGGCAACATCATCGACTGCGTTATCGGCACGCCATGAGTCAAGCATTCCGACACCAATGCGACCATCCGGCATTATTTGGCCAGCAACAAGAGAGGCCGTGCGCCTGGATTGTGCAACATCAAATGCAAAGTAGGTTGTTGGCCCTGGCCCCATCGTTAGGGTTGCATCACTACACGCCTCCCACGAACCCAAAGGCCAGGGTGAGTTCAGCGATGAAATCCATTGCGTAAGGCTTTCAGTTCTAAAAGTCTCAGGTGTATCAGTGCTCAACGCTTCAGCTAGTGTCTCTTCGCTGATTAAGTGACCCATCGAAGGATTGGCCATTGCCCAGGCATTACGATCATCAATTTTGGAATGTTGCGGCGCACTCCATTCATACCATCCAAGAGTTTGGGCCGGATAACTCATGGCCCTATCGCGCAAGTCATTTAACACGGTGCTGAAAGCGTCCCCGGCATTGCTGCACAAGAAGGTTTGGCTGTTGGGTTTTGCACGCGTAGTTGGCTTTGCCGCACGCCAGGCTTCTTCTCCAATTTCGCGCAGCTCATCAATGAATAACATATCCGCAGATTTGCCTCTCGCACCATCTGAGGTTGCAGCCACGATTTCATAGCGTGCACCATTTTTGAGTTCAATGCACTCCGTGCCCGATCCGAATCGCCCAACCTTGCCCAAGTTCAATTTTACCTGATCGCGCAAGAATTCATTGGCTTCAATGATTTGAACTACCTGCCTAAAGGTAGTCAAGGCCATTCCGCGATTAGATGACATGGCAATAATGGATCGCTCCCCAAATATGAACAATCCAGCCAAGATACGCAACGCGGCCAGTAATGTTTTGCCATTCTGCCGGCTGACGCAGATCATCACAGTTTTGCGAACCCACTTGCCATCTTTGGTGGTCAGAAAATCATCAGCTGCATATTTTTGCCAGGGAAGCAACGGATAACCAACTTTTTCGGCGAATTCTGCAAATTCAGCGCCCCTACTGGGGCCTTTCAATTTCAGGCTCATGATGCGCGGTTTTACATCGCCAACTAAGGCTTTTTTCTTTGTCCCAGTTTTACGCTTGGGCACATTGTCTGTGACTAGTTCCACGATGGCCTTGACTGGCCTTCAAAGGGCCCTGCAAGGCCCGAACTGACCGTTTTTGTGTGTACAAGGTCTGGACAGACAAGGGGGGCAGACAGGCGCCCTAAAAAAACACCAACAGATTTTGAACCCTTCAATTGATTGCACCTGGCACAAGCTGCGACAAGGTTATCCATTTCATCACCACCGCCATCAACCTTTGCAACAACATGATCACAATGGGTAGCACCCGGAGTGCCACAATACTGACAGATGTATTGATCACGAGCCAAGACCCTAAGTCTTTGAGCCTTAAATGCACCTGTATTGTTCTTATGTCTTAATGCCATTTGTATCTTCTCCAATGCTCTAAGGCCAAAGCAACTGATCCATAACGATTGACAGCATAACGCACACACCATTGCACTTGCTGCTTATAGTTAGCAGTCATGAGGTACTTGCTGCGACCCTGACATAGGCCATGATGTGAACCATTGACAGCTCTTACATTCCAATGACTCTCGTGTGTCCATAACACTAATGCAGCTGAGAACTCTAAAGGTGTGAGCACATGACCTGCATAGGATTGGATTGTTTTAATATCTACTGCACTTGCTTCAGGGCTGCCAAGCAATAAACACAGCCCTGCCAATAGATGCACAACACACCGCCGGGCTATCCCTAACGGGCCCTGCCGTGCGCTATGCATCGTATCCTTCATGTCAAGTAACAGCGTCAATCTTGGGCGTTTCCCACAGGTTTGGGGTGCCTGTGGATAACTCCTGTGGATAA